TTAATACTTTATAATTTTTACGATAATCAGGCTCAATAAAAATGATCTCGCCATTTTCATCTCGTATTTCATGCCCAAAATCATTTAATAAAATTCCGCTTTCTGATATATAGTCCATGTTATTCCCCTTCCCTAGATTTTAAAATGTCTTTTATTAATTCCGCCTCATGCTCGGTAATGTTAAGCCAATTCGTATTTCCGCTTTCTGCATGAATTTTCAGGCTTAAAGCCTCGCCCTTAGTGTTGAATATCTTGTTGAATTGCTGGTCGATATAATCCATAAAGAACCCCTTCAAAAGTTTATAAATTGGCCTAATTTAAGCCCCTAAGCGCCCTAAGATAAGGCGCTTAAAGATTAAACTAGGCGCATATAGCTTCTTTTTGCTTCTTAAATAAAGCATAAGCATACCAAGCGCTAGGCAATTCTGCGCCTTCAATCTCTGCTTGTTCTACTATATAATCAGCGTCATCTGAATTAATGTCATTCGGGTCATTTTCGATAATTAGATCATCAATAAAACCTTCTAAGCCTGAATAGCTTGTTGTATGATAAAGCGCCAATTTATCGCCATTAAATAAAGCGACTTGATAATCATCATTCGTTAGGAATACATAACCGCTAGAAGCGTTAAAAGCAACCCTAACTCCCTGATCATTAAAATTTTCGGGTAATTCTGCCTTTAATAATTCACTCGCTAGGTGTCTTTCACGATAACCAAAATCCCCTAAATTTTCTGTGTAATAGTTTTCCATTATTTTCCCCTTTTCGTTGTTTGTTTTTTCATTTTTAATACTACCTCGCAAGCCTGAAGCCTTAGATTTTCATCATCAGAGTTGAGGAAGCCCCCAAGCGTGTTTAATGCTTTTCTCATGTTCCGAAGTTCCCATTCAGGCCTAGCGGATAGATTAACGATATATTCTTGAAGTGTCATAATTAAGCCCCTTTTTTAAGTAATGATATGCTTAATAAAGCATGATGATCGAAAGCCCTAGCGTCTTTATAGCTAGTATCAAAAAGCCTATTAATAGCCATAACCTCATTTTTAGCTAAAACATAAGTTTTATATTGTTTATTGTCTTTAATATATAAAGCCCGATATTTATTCATTTTGAGGCCTCAGCGATCAAAGAGGCCAAGCGCTCAGCGAACCATTCATTAAGCAAGGTTAAAGCGTCTTTTTCTGTTATGTTAAATTCTGAAACGATCATATCAGCGCTTACAATAAGCCCCTCATAATGCGCCTTGTCTATCGTTCTGAATATCCAATCCCTTTTAAAAATAGCCTGTTCATTCATAAGAAGCCCCTTTGATAGCTAGAAAAGCATAAGCCCCCGCCACAGAAAAGCATAATAGCGAAGCGATAAAGCCGATATATTGAAACATGAATAGGCCTAATAAGGCCATAAAGAAGCATTCTAAAGCCCTGATTAATTCATACATAATTAAGCCCTTTCAATTCTAGTGATCGCATGAATAATGCGGGTAATTCTTGCTAGATATGAGGCATAAGCACAAGCCTCGTTTAAACTCTCGAACCTGAAATTATTGCATTCATACATAATGAAGTCCCTTTCATTAGTTAATAAGGCTTAAATTAAGCCCTAAAGCCCCCTAGAAGCTAAGAGGCTTTAAGAATAATTTAATAGCCCTCGCTATAATCCTCAAGGCTTGACACTAGCCCGTCAAAATCCTCAACGCTTCCAAGTAAAGAAGCAAGGGAAAAAACGATATCCTTTTCAATTCCCATATCAAGCGCCAAGTTTTCCAAATAGTCTTTTCTATTCTTATAACCATTCATAGTGTAAACATTATCCATTTTTAAGCCCTCTCATATTGTTATTGATATAACAGGCCTCGAAGCCCGTTAAAAAGTATTAGATCAAAGATTATAAAAGAATGCAAGTTATTTCATCAATTATTTTTACTGACTCAATCCGCCCCAATAAAGCGCATGGATAGCGAAGCGAAATAGCCCCGCCTATGTTCAGATAGCAGTAGAGCGTATAGGGAAAGCATAAGACAGAATAGCAGAATAGGTTAATAGGATAACCTTACCCGATAACAGATCGTTTGTTATAGAGCGTTTCTGAAGGTCAAAAAGATAGTAATATATAACAAAACAATATATAATGGCCTTTTATCATTCGTTCCTGTTATATACCCATTATCATGAAGCTAACCCGAAAGCAAATAAAAGAAGGCCTCGAAGCCACACCGATTGACACGCTTCTACTCGGAAGCCCTAAGACCCTGACCCATAAACAAAAAGCCTTTGCTGAAGCATTAGCACTCACAGGCAATAAAGCAGAGGCCTATCGAAGCGCCTACGATACCAAGTCAAGCCCTAAGATACAGAGCCAAGAAGGCCAAGCCCTCGCAAAAAACCCCGTTATCGCCATGCAAGTCGAGGCCATAAAGCTATCTATTGAGGCGCAGAAATATCTTTTACCCGCTCATTTAAGGGCGCTCACTATCCAAAAGCTAACAGAAAAGGCACTCGACCCTGATGTTAATCACGCTCAGCAGATCAAAGCGCTTGAATTACTCGGTAAGATAACAGAAGTCGCTCTATTCTCAGAGCGTAAAGAGATCATTACCACCGATACAAGCGCAACCGCTAAAGACAGGCTCATACAATCTCTAGCCCAAGCGATCAGATCAAGCGCTCATATTTCTATGGATAAGAAACGGGAAGCAGACGATCTACTGGCCGAGATAACAGGCGGTTCACTAGCGAACCCTGACCCCGATACTATAGATCAGGCCTCAGAGGATAACAACGGGCAAGATGACAAGGCCGAAGGATATCTTCAAAGCGAACCTGAGGCGGAAGAGATTGAAAACGGCTCGACCCCACCCGACCCGACCCCCCAAATTGTAGAAAATTTTGGTGATCCCACTACGCATACTATTCCAGACAAACAATCCGCACCCATATCCGAAACACCCCCCTTGTCCGTTCCAAACACAGAGGGGGAGGGGGTATCTAATTTTTGGGATGACATTGAGAAGTCCCACACAGAAACACCCCCCATTAGTTCTTCTGGGTCCCCTACACCCCCAGTAGATACTTCTAACCAAAATTGGAGGGAAGTATGAGAGTAATGATTGTTATTGGATTACTGTCCTTATATGGATGTGCTCAGTTTGCTGCCTCTGTAGGAGGTACCTTTGTGGGTAATGTAGCCTCTGATAAGTTCTTAAAGGATACTGATAAGAAGCCTGCTAAGGTTATAGATAGGAGTAAGAAATGAATAGGATAGATGTCTCTATGGTCTATACTCATGTCATATGGTACTTTGTCTTCACTATCTACCTTAATACTGTTCTCTTTGCTCTTTATGCCATATGGACTGACCTAAAAGGGTTCAGGGCGGCCAAAGAAGATTTCATTATGGCTTTACTAGTGTCTTTGTGGTGTGGCCTTGCATATGGATTATGGACAGCTACTGAGAGGTTTGCATGAAAGACTACGAAAAAGACTACGAATACGAACTAGATAAGTCCACAGGTGAAGTGGTTAAGAGGTATATTAATATGATTAACAATGACAGGTTTAAAAAGGTTAAGGCACTAGACTACAGCCCAGAGTTTACTTACTGGTATGAACGGATATTTTGCCAAAGCCCAAGTTTATCCTCATTGGAGTATGACGATGAGAAGATGTGGGAAGCTTGGAAGGCAGCTAAAGAACTTGGAGTTAAGGACTTATAAACATGACCCCAGCACAAAAAGAGATATTCTTAATCGTAGACGAGTTCTGGCGTAACTACGGCTTTGGTCCGACTATAGATGATATTATGCGTCTAACGGGCGAAAGAGGTAGGGGGAATGTGGCCCGTAAGATGCAGATACTTATCGAGATAGGGGTTTGCAAAGGGGTGAAGGGCAGATCACGTTCGATTCGTCCAGCAGGGTTAAGGGTAAGAGACCTTGAATAAATTTGAATTAGGAATAACTTATTTAATGAAGCCATGTGCTAAACGCTTCACAATGGTGCGTGGAATATTTCATAAGCCTATAAAGGTCATGAATAGTAATTCTTATTGGTATGCCAAATATAAACGATTACAAGCTAGGTTTGAAATAAATGAGCGATAAAGTCGTAGAACTGATGAATATGCTATCTCCAGAAGAACAGACTATGGTTCTGGAGCAAGTACGTGAATATGACAATGCCTTACTTCGTGAAGAAGGCCAAGAAGACTTTATGAAGTTTGTAACTACGATGTGGCCTGGATTCATTCACGGAAGACATCATGCCTTAATGGCTAGGAAGTTTGAAGAGATAGCGGAAGGCAAGACTAAGCGACTTATCATCAATATGCCTCCACGACATACAAAGTCAGAGTTTGCATCGTTTATGCTGCCTGCATGGTTCTTAGGTAGATTCCCTGGCAAGAAGATCATTCAGTGCTCTAATACAGCAGAACTTGCAGTTGGGTTTGGACGAAAGGTAAGAAATCTGGTAGACTCTGAAGTCTATGCGAAAATATTCCCAAATGTCGCCCTTCGGTCTGACTCTAAAGCTGCTGGTCGCTGGAGTACTAATGCTAATGGTGAGTACTTTGCTATTGGTGTGGGTGGTACTGTCACAGGTAAGGGAGCTGATCTACTCATCATTGATGACCCGCATTCGGAACAGGAAGCAGCGTTAGCGTCAGCAGATCCATCAGTATTCGATAAGGTGTATGAGTGGTATACTTCAGGTCCACGTCAGCGTTTACAACCTGGAGGCTCTATTGTAGTGGTTATGACCCGTTGGTCTAAAAGAGACCTGACAGGTAAGATTCTACAAGCAATGACAGATCGTGATGGAGATGAATGGGAAATTATTGAGCTCCCAGCAATCCTTCCTTCTGAAAAACCTTTATGGCCAGAGTTCTGGTCTTACGATGAATTAAGTAAACTTCGTATTGAGTTGCCGTTAAGTAAATGGTCAGCACAGTATCAACAAAACCCAACCTCTGAAGAAGGTGCTTTAGTTAAGCGTGAATGGTGGATGGAGTGGGAGGCAGAAAACCCACCTTACTGTCAGTTTGTTATTCAATCATGGGATACAGCGTTTACAAAGAATGAGCGTTCTGACTATTCAGCATGCACAACTTGGGGAGTTTTTTACAAAGATGAAAATGAAAATGATCCTCATATTATTCTTCTTGATGCTCTTAAAGAGCGGATGGAATTTCCAGAACTTAAGGCAAGAGCGTTTGAATACTATCAGGAATGGCAGCCAGATGCTTTTATTATAGAAGCTAAGGCCTCTGGAGCCCCGTTAATATTTGAGTTAAGAAGGATGGGAATACCCGTTCAAGAGTTTACACCAACCCGTGGAAACGATAAAATAAGCAGATTAAACTCTGTAACAGATTTATTTGCATCTGGCAAGGTATGGGCACCAAGAAAGCGTTGGGCCGAAGAAGTCATAGAAGAGATGGCAGCATTTCCAAATTCAGACCACGATGACTTAGTGGACTCTTCAACCCAAGCTCTTATTCGGTTTAGAAAGGGAGGATTCGTTAATCTTCCAACAGACGAACCAGACGAACCAAGAGAATTTAGACGTAAAGTTGCATATTACTAAGGAAAAATTATGGCAATCGACAAAGCACTATATGAATTACCACAAGGTCTCGCAGCAATTCCAGAAGCGCCACCTATAGAAATTGAAATTGAAGATCCTGAATCTGTAAAAATTAACATGGATGGATTAGAGATTGATATTGAAAAAGCAGAAGACAATGAAGAGTTTAATAAAAACTTAGCTGAAGAATTAACTGAAGGTGAATTAACACTTTTAGCTGGTGATTTAATTGGTGACTTTGATGGAGACGTAGCTTCTCGTAAAGACTGGATTCAAACTTATGTCGATGGTTTAGAATTGCTTGGTCTAAAGATTGAAGAACGTTCAGAGCCATGGGATGGTGCATGTGGAGTCTACCACCCAATCTTAGCTGAAGCTGTTACTAAATTCCAATCAGAAACAATCATGGATACTTTCCCAGCAGCTGGTCCTGTTAAGGGCGAGATCATTGGAAAAGAAACACAAGAGAAAAAAGAAGCGATGGAACGTGTTGTTGATGACATGAACTATGAGCTTACAGAAAAGATGACCGAGTATCGCTCAGAACATGAACGTATGTTATGGGGCACCGCATTATCTGGTAACGGATTTAAAAAGGTTTATGTAGATCCAGGTCTTGATCGTCAAGTATCTATCTATGTGCCTTCAGAAGATTTAGTAGTTCCTTATGGCGCTTCTAATCTTGAAACTGC